TTTTGGTCGGACTTCAAGAACACGTGCTTCAATTAGAGTGTTCGGGTCACGGAATACTGTACCAACAGGTATATCCTCAAATCCCCCACCTGCATTTGTGGATGCAATCTTAACATATTCATAAGATGAATTGATTGACATACCGCCCGATGAAACAGCTGCACCCTCCTTAAAGATGTTACGACCAAGTCGTCCCAACTCTTTATAGATGAGTGTCTGAAGTTGTGTCAGTTCACGTGCTTGTAGTGCACGTCCACTGTTGAACAGGATTTGATGAAAATGCTTATCCTGATCAAAATCATCATCGTATGTACCCTGTAAGGTTGCGGATGTGAATGTAGTTGCCATATTTTACCCTTCTTGTCCTAGATCAATGACAATTTTAATGTCTTCTGTTTGAGTTGAGGTACGGTCAATTGCGGTTTCAAGGTTATTTATGTACAGTACATCACCCGAATATCGGTCAATTTCTGGATTCTTGAGTCCATTAGAACCGATCACAGCCTGTGTTCCAGTAGTACCTGTTAGAGTTTGTCCTACTCCAAATGTTTTAAATCCAGTAGTGTGGTTTTGCACATAGTATAATCTTTCAGGCGACGTGACTCTATCGTGCCAATAAACCTTTGCTTGATTACCGTCACCATTTTCGAAAATTTCATCCGCAATAAATGTTCCGGTTGCGGAAACGACTTCGAAATAATTCATTGCATTTCCAGCGTTTGCTATAAAATCTGAGTCAGTACCAAATTTGGTGGGATTGCGTAACAACATGACCTGTTTAAAATCATTGACCGGATCTGCAAGAGGTATTGTTCCATTTTCATTATTCTGTATCTCAGTGTTGACCATAAACTGAGAAGAACGTAAACTATGAACGGGGTCTGCATTGATACCTTCTTTTGGCCCAAAAACCGCACGAAGAACGCCTCCACCATCACCGGTCAATGTGACATTTGCATAGTCATATCCAGAACCGTGTGATATATTTTTAAACCCATCCGAATCAACGGTGACATTTACAATCTTTCCTTCATCAATTTCACACGAAAAAGATGCTCCAGTACCATTACCTACGACAGTAATCCTTGGAGCAAATGTGTAACCTGTTCCACCCGAATCGATTGCGAGACTTAATATTTCGCCGGCAGTTGCCCCACTCTGTAAATTAAACTGTTCAGAAATTTCTGCGATGGACGATGTTGTTGTTCGAACTTTTGATACCGGCAAATAAGTATTTGTTTTGAAACTGTTAATTGCAAGACCGGTCAGTTTATAAAGGTATCTCCAAAGGTATCCGTCTGAAGTATAAAATGTATTTTGCTTGGCGTTAAATGCAACAGCAATCGCGCCTGTGGGTTCTTGCGTAGAAGGTTGTACGACACCTTCATCATTCTTTTTGGATTCGATACAAACAAACACTTCATTTAAACTATTCACCACATAGAATAACGTTTGGTCGGGGTCATTATCGTCATATGCATTATATGTCTGACCAGAAGACCATGTTGTGTTTGGAACAACAAACGACTTGTTACTAATAACCTTGACAAAGTTCATTTCATTTCTTGCCTGATTTTGTCCAAACAAACCTGCCGATGATGAGTCAGCACCAGACAATGCAAGATAATAGTTTGCATCACCTTCAATATCCTGTCGATAAAGGTCAAGAAAAAGTGACTTAGTATCGGTTGTTATGAAACTATTTGACATGAATTAGTTACTCTCTTTTGTTATCCTATTTATAGTGATGCACTCAATACAGCATTAGCACTAGATTCTTCTGCATCGTAACGAAGAATATTATTTCGTAGAGGTGTAATCGTAGATTGGTTTGCGGGCAATGCTGTAATTTTCACATAGTCTCCACCCAATAAACTAATAGTGAAGTTTTCTAAATTTAATACACCAGTAGTCGGATCATAAGATCCAATGTTATCCACTGCCAATTGACCGGTTGATACATTGTAGACTTCGAGAATCGTACTATTCAATCGATTTCGAAGATAACAAATGTCACCCTTGTATCTAAAGTTATCACTCTCAATGATATAAAGTTTATCATCTGCAGCCGCCAGTGACGTTGGATATGTGACTGTATAGTTACCTGATCCAACTACAGGCACAAATCGGCTCTGCATTTTGATTGTTGCTCGTGATGACAGAACCGAAGGATCTACGTCATCTATTTCTGTTAAGAGATTAGATCTTCGGAACGACTGATCGAAGTCCCCTAAATTGGTGTTAAAGAATGACTGAACAGATGTCGATACTCTGTTTTCTATGACAGATTGTGTCACGGAAGTTAAGTTGGGATTAAACTGAAAGAATACCTGTGCTTCGATATATGTCTCGATAGGATCAATAAAATCAACATCGAACGATATGACCGCAAGATCCTTAAACAAGTCTCTAATATTATCCTTTGTGTCCTGAATGACTGAGGGATCTGTTGTATTGAAAACTAATGACATGTATACAACACCATAACGAGGGGGAATGTTATCTTGACCGCCCCATGTCTTCACGTCACTGACATTGTTTCCAAACTCTCTTAATACCAGTGCAGAGTAATCTTCTGCTGTCACTGCTCTATTTTGTGCGGCATACTGATAAGGCGCATTCTTTCGAATAGACTCTATTCCCTCTTTGAGTGCACCGCCAGAGGATAACGTCGTTGTTGTGATATTTAAAGACTTACCATTTACCTGTGTGTTCGTAGTAAATGTACGTGCACCATTTGCATCTGGGCCAGCAACCACATCATATAATACTTCTATTCTTTGTCCAGATTCTGGTGATAAACCTAAGCGTGATCCATTACTGAATGTTACTTCATAGAATCCATTTGGTGTCTCTTTAACTACAAATATTTTTGATGTAGCACTGATATTAGTGGTTGTGTTAAGATTAGTGTAAGCATCATATGCAGTAGACGTTACGCTATTATACACTCTTACTTCAACCGTGTCAAGATCTATTTTCGTTTCTGGTATGACATACGAGTCATTTTCACTAGCAGGGCCAGCAATGAATGTTTTGGTTCGAGCAGATCCCTCATAAACAGGTACGTTCGTATCATTGTTGAGTGCAAAATAGTATAGACCATTTCCATCGTCTTTTGCAATCAAAACGTCTCTGGTCTTGAATGTATAGGTCTTACTGTCTACAGTGGCGTTGAATGATGTTCCCTTCGGCAAAGTGACTGAGCCGGGTCGAGCGGTTTCACCAGTTGATGAATAATCAAGATACATGCGAAGAACCGCCTTCGATGCAATCCGTGAACCCACAGTATAACCCAATGAACTTGCAAGTCCAACCATAGATGAACGAAGTTGAGCAGTTGAAAGATAGGATTCGTTCAGAGCAAAGTTCGCAAGAAGTGCATTGTAGTGAGTATTATATGCTAACACATCCAACAGATTAGACATTCCTGACGCTTCGAAGTTGTAGTCCGAAAACTCTTCCTTCTGTGCCAGAAATAGTTTTAGACTGTTTTTAATCTGATTAAAGTCTAAATCCGTTGATTTGATAGTAGTTGCCATTTCTTATCCTCTTTATGATTGGTTTACTACCAATACAATTTCGTCTTGTGTCAAGAGTTGGTTTTCGTCTGGTACAGTCAATATAGCACCGTCAACGATTGCAAGACCATCAATTCTCAGAAGTAGATTATCTAGGGTAAGTAATCTTTCTCTTTCTTCTGATAATATAATGTTTTCTGGTTCAACCGGTGGTGTTACCGGCGGCACCGCAGTAACCGCCGCAGCGGTGTCTGCAATTTTAACTCGTAACGTATCTGATATCTGTGAGTTTACAATTCGAAACTCTAATACAACAGACACAGAATTATAATCGGGTGTTGCGACTACCTTTAAATCCAAAATCTTTGCTCTTGGTTCGTAGGTTTCAATCGCATCAACAACACGATCTGCAATCTCATCACCAGTAGATGGATCTGCTAACTCAAACAACAGATCATTCAGATCACCCCCAAAGTTTGGATCGTAGGGTTTCTCAAAACGATTTGTCAACAACAAATTCTTTACTGCCTGTTTCACTGACGCAGCATCGGTCTTGCGTAGAATATCACCATCCCCTTCAGAATAAAGGGGCGCAATTCTCGCATCTAAACTTAGGTCAATGTCGGAGTACAGTCGAGTACGTGTTACACGTCTACTCTGACTCAGATTGCCGTCGTCTCTGGAAAAAACCTTTGCCATCAATGAAACCTTTTCTTTTTATTTATATCAATCCGGTAGGATCTCTAACAACTCATTTTTTGCCTGTAGCGTACCATTGTAAGTTGTTTTCAAACCATAATTGAATTGCACATCAAATGATTCAGGAACCTCTGGCATGGTCAATAGAATTGATGCAACAAGATCACCACTAGGATCAAATGTGTCGTATGCAAGTTCCAACTCGTTGTAGTCGATGTAATCTTTCCAGTATACTGCGAGTTCGTATGTTTTACTTGGATCACTTTTGCCATTACGATCGATTAATTGATAACCAATACCACGTCCAAATCGACGTTCTGCATTGAAACCACCAGCAGTCTCCTTGATGTCACGAGGCAAATCGTAGAATGGTTCGTAGATGCCATCCGACACAATCAGTCGGTGTTGTTCAAATTCTTGACTAGTCAACACTGTATTCATTGCCTTTGCATGTAACACCAGATTACGTGCAACCTGTAGTCGGTCTACAGGCCCACCAAACGATTCATTATAGAGTTTCTTAAACTGAGTTCGACTTCCAATACCACCCAGAAATTTGGCACACGTAATTCCACTCGCTAACTTAGTCGCAGAGGTAATTTCACCAGAAGGTTTGTACTGAGGATCAATTAATATCTTCATGTTCTATTCACCTTGAATCGTTTACTGCGATTGTCAGCAGGGTTGTTGCCAATCAGTTCCGTACCAAATCTTAATGTTCCTTTTTTCGCGGCACTTCTACCGATATTAGTGGGTAGATTAGATTTGAACGTCGAGTTCAGTTTACCTTCACTTACAAGATAACTCGTAAACTCTCCGTTGTTGAGATGTGCCGGATCTCTTAACTTAGACCGAATTTCATGAATAGATGGATCATGACTGAATAGATCTTTGTATTCATCGGATCGACGAATCTTGTCTTCAAGTTCAGGATCAACACCCACTTGTCGTATACCATACTTTGATGTTGATAACAAGAGTTCTGTAATATCTGCCGTAGGTAATGGTGCAGCAGGTTCAAGTGGATTGTAAGGCATAATACCTTCTTCGGGTATTGCGGGTGGAAGTGTGACGGGTTTAGGCGCTGAAGCGGCTTTGAGTGCTTTTGCAGCACCTTCTGCAAACTTTGCCTCTGTCGCT